AACTGAGTAGCTGGAGTTGCCAGTAGCGGTAGAGCCAGCAGTAGCCAGAATCGACATGTTAGTGCCGATAGCATTCTGGGTAACTGTAGCCATGACCACACCAGACGAACAAACTGCCACTTGGAACAGAGTATCTGGATCATCAGCGACCACGGCGAAGATTTTAGTCCCCGACTTGATTGCTTGACTAGCTGGATAAAACTGTTGCTGCTGGATTTGACCAGTTGACGAGTTAGTGAAGCTAACACCGAGAAACACGCCACAAGGGGTATTAGCCGTTGTGCCAGTATCTTTCTCAATGGTTCCACCGATAACTCGCTTAACGAAGTCACCGTAGAAGATGTTAGCGTTATAACCGCTAGCAATCTCCATCAAACGGGTTGAACCCGCGAACACTTGACCACCAATCAAATTGACTGGCTTTAGCCCGTACGGGGCATCTACAGTTGGATAAGCCATTTACGACTCCTTAAAGTTTAAGTACCTTTACCGAAAGTAACCTTTGAACTACGCTCTTTAAACAGCGGCATTCTTGGATCACTCTCACGCATGAAGCTGTTGTCCACTGACTCCATCTGCGAACTAGCCAATTGGCGATAGTGCGCGTCACGTTGGTCAACGAAC